CAAGTGATATGACTCTTGTTGAAGAAAATCGCATGATGGTAAATCTGTTCATGATGGTTAACCGTTATGGTGGATATCGTGATTGGAGTTCTGAAGGTTATCCTTATGAAGTAGCCCCGATCTTAAACATGGGTGGAACACCTTTGAATGATGCCATTATCGTTGCAATGGACTTGGTGGAAAAGTTCAAGACAAATGCTGGTGTTCAGAAGATACACACTATCTTTTTGACTGACGGTGCTTCAAATCGTATTCAAGGTAAGTATGATAGTATCTTTGATGAAAAAAACAATGTACACAATGATACGACTGTTAGTTTTGGTGGATACTATCGTGAAGAAACAATTATCACCGACCCTGTCAACAACAAAAAATACACTCTAAAGGGTGATATGACTAACACTCTGTTGCGTGTTCTTAAAGGTCGGATAGATGGTATGAACGTAGTTGGGTTCTTCATCGCCGGAACAGGTCGGTCAGGACGCATTGATAAAAACGCCATTTCTTGGATTACAAACATTCCTTCTTACAGTGATGAAATGAAAATAATCCTCAAGAAAGTAAACAAAGAAAAGTTCTATGCTGTAACGGGTGATGTTACAGGTTATGACGAATACTATCTTCTGCCTGGTGGTTCAAGTCTTGAAGTTGAAAACGCTGGACTTGATGACGACCTAGTTGGTGCCTCAAAAGCAAAACTCAAAAGTGCCTTTGGAAAGTCGATGAAAGGTAAAGTAACAAGTCGGGTTCTTCTGAACCGCTTTATTAAACTTGTTGCCTAATCTTAGAGTACTGTTCTGCTTTTTGTAACTGTTTCTCTCTACGTTTATAAGCCATATCGAGTTTCAATTTTCCAACCCTTTCGGTAAAGTTCTTACCGTTCATGTGATCCATCTCATGCTGAAATACTCTGGATTCTAGTCCAGAGTATTTTTTTGTATGCACTTCTCCGAGCTCATCTTCAAACTGTGCTTCAATCTCTATAGGACGTTTAATCTTTAACCACAAGCCAGGATAGGTAAGACAGCCCTCATCTTCTAATGAAGTCTCTGTCCCATAGTGTGTAATTTCTGGATTAAAACACGCTATCGCTTCACGGGTTCTAAAATCATTATACATAACGAACACTCGTTCAAAAATTCCACATTGGTTAGCAGATAATCCTACACCTTGAAAGTTCTGCATTGTAGCAATAAGATTGTTTTTCAATTCTACACGATTGCAGTCTTCGCTCACACCTTCAAGTGATACTTGTAGCGTAATGCTATTTGCTTCTGTTAGTTTATAAATTTCACCGTCCATAAAATATGGTCCCCTCTCTAGGTTTAGCAGACATGTCAAACAAATACCATGCACAATTGTCCTTGCCTGTCATATTACCAAACCATTTAATTCGACCTACACTCACTATCTTATGTAGATGTTCTGTATAATAACCGCTCTGTTTCGTATGCATCCAATCTGCATCGAACAGAAACCAAGTAGGTCGTAGTTCTCCAAAATGTTCTATCATGGGATGTAATGTGTGCCTTGCCCATGGCGGATTTGTAATAACAAATTCCGACTCTAGTAATTCATCTCTCCACACATCCTTATAGTCCTGTGTGGGTATTCCCTTGTGTTGGGGCTCGATATCACTTGCCCACATGCAAGTACCACCATGCCACTCTAAGTGTCCTACTAACGCACCATTACCAGCACACGGTTCTGCAAATGTAAATCCTTTTGGTAGATGCTCAATTAAAGGTTCTACCGCTTCAAACGGGGTAGGATAAAAGTCTCTAGGTTTCCGTTCAAAGTTACTACGTTTTCCCATTATCTCCACTGGTCTCCACAAAATTTCTCACATATCTTTGGCCACTCTGCATCAGGTGAACGCAACTTCTCATAATGTTCCTGCCACTCTGTAGAGTTAATGATATCATCTATGCTATCGTTATTCTCTATCTTCAAATGATCTGCATACATATGTGCTATATCAGGAAAGTTTTTCTCTGGTTGATTGACACAAACATAACAACACGGCATAATGTGTCCTGTTTGATGGTGTCCATATGGTTCTGCACCATCAGGATCTAAACATTTTGGTTGTCTCATACTTCACCTACAAAATGGGCAGGTCGTTGTCTCCTACCTGTGTTGTAAAACTCTTTCTTGGTAGGTAGGAACGGGTCTTGCATGTTGTCCCACCTGTCAGATTTCCATACCTTAAAGTGCATATTATTTTCTTCTGCTAACTCTCTGGCTTCTTCAATGTCATTCTCATTGTATTTGAAAATGATATACTGCCACACAGTTGTAATTCCCATAGTAACTGCTAGTTGTGCCATTTCAAATAACTTTCTACCATCCTGATTATATCGGTACTTGTGGCTGTCTTTAGGTAAACCATCAATACCGAATATCCATGTTGCATCAGGATTCGCAGTAAACGCTTTCTTATACCAAGTAGCAGGTCTATGTGAGGAGGCATTACTCACACTGACACAATTACCGTTCTTATATGAGTATTCCAAAATTTCTAGAAACTGTGGATGTAATATTGGATCTGCAACACCACCGCAAAGAATCAAATCATCGAACTTCGCAGCGAGTTTTTTAAAATCTTCCAAAGGTAAATCACCACCATCTATGGGTATATCCTTTGCAATGAATTCTGTCCTTCGACATTTAGGACATTTCAATGTACACCGTTTTCCCAAACTGACATTAACCTGTTTCGATATGTTCAATGATCTTCCTGCCAAGTTTTTCTACCATAAAATGCTGGTGAGTCTTCATTATTAACTGTAACTTTACCATACATAAAGTTATGTCCATCTTCATCTAAAGGCCATTCACCCTTAAAAGTTAATGATGTTTGTAGTGTATCCTTTTCCTGTTCTTCTTCATATAGAATAAGTGCAATAAGAGCATAGTTTGCCATATCAATAAGAGTATCCTTAATACTCTCATCCTTGACTTTCAATTTCTCTTTCTTAGCGAACCCCATGATGCGACTGAACTTGTCTCCAAGTCGTACACAACAACCCTTCCATGCTGGAATTCCTGCTTGTTCGCATGTTCTGAAATTTGCAAATACATCATCTGTGTTTGCATAATCATGACGCTTTGCATCATGTGTATTTTTCATTGTATCTAATAGTTCGTAGAACCTTTCGCTCTGACTCATGTTATGTCTCCATTATATGACTAAAGTTTTTCGTCTTCTCAAATTTGATTGTACTCTTAAATTTGTCTACAAGAATATCTTGTTTGTGACTAATTACAAATACATTTTCACCTTCTAGCGTATTTAGAATCTTTAGAAACTCATCTGTTCCTGTACCGTCTAACGAACTATCAAAGATTTCATCCAGTATTAATAGGTTTGTATTGGTACTGTTTTTCATCTTTGCAATTGCTCTCCAAGTAAACAACAACGCAAGGTCAATACGCATCTTCTCACCTTCAGAAAATGACGCATAGGTAAACTCATCACGATACCTTGACTTGATAGTTTCTTCAAAGTTCTCATTCAAAGTAAAGTTTACATAGAACTCCATAGACGTTAGGTATGTATTAATCAATCGGTTCATGATAGGTAGATACTGCTTGATAATCTTTGTCTTGATACCTGTATCTTGTAACATGTTTCTAGTTACTTCAGAATAGACCATTTCTTCTTTTAATTTTGATCTAGCTGCATCCACTCCAACTAAATCCTTTTCAAATGAAATTAATTTATCCTTATCTTTTTTAGTAACACCGCCTTCTTGTGAAAGTTCATTCATTTCATTCTGTAAATTTGCATTAAACTTTTCTAATTGATCAACACTACTTTTATTTTTAGCAATCTGTACTTCTTTCTCACGAATAATCTTTGCGATTGCTTTTATATCTACAAGTCGATCTTTAGTTGATATCAATTCTTCTTCTAAACTTTTCAACCCTTCCATCAATTCAGATGCTTTCGTTTGTTTAGAATCAATCATTACATCTTTGAATTTCTCATCTATATGTTGTTCACATGTTGGACAATCATCATTTTGTTCAAAGAAATTAATCATGGTAGCGTGTGATTTATGTTTCTCTGTAAGAGTAGATTTGATATCATTAATTTTAGTTAACTTTTTATCTAGTTTAGTTTTATCTGAAATACTATCAATCAAGTCCTCATTTTCTTTAGTCAATAAATCACTTTCTCCTTGTCGCATGAAGATTTCTTCTTCGTTTCCAGAGAGGAGTTCAACCTTCTCCTTGAGTGTTTTATCTTTGTTCTTTTTAAGTTGTCCGATATATTGTTTCTGTAATTCAATTTTTTCTTCGCACAATGATTTGTCATATTCGATCTCCCTGATGTCTTGTGTAAGAGTTTTCATTTCACCCTTCAATAACATATTCATCAACGAGAAAATTTGTATGTCAAGAATTTCCTCAACAACTTCTCTTCGGTAACGAGCCCTTAACTGCATGAATGGAATAAATGTAGAAGAACCTAGAATAACAACTTGAGTAAAACTACGAAAGTTTAATTTTAAGATTTGCTGTTCTAGATGCTTCTGATAATCTCTTGCATTTGCATCCTGATTATACATCTTACCATCAACATAGATTTCAAATATGTTTGGTTTAATACCACGGCGAACCAGAAATTTTTTACTTCCAATTTCAAACTCAACCTCTACCAATGTACCACTACCATTAACAGAATTTACTAGCAGGGGTTTGGATATACTACGAAACCCTTTACCAAACAATCCAAAACACATTGCGTCTAGAATTGTAGATTTACCAGCACCATTCTCACCTATGATAAGCGTGGTACTATTTCTATCAAGTTCTATTTCAGTAAATGTATTTCCAGTAGATAAGAAATTCTTCCACCTAACTTGCTTAAACGTAATCAAAAAAATTCCTCCAAAGTTGCAGTACCATACTTCTTCTCTACCTTACTAACATTAGCAGTATTATGGTCTACACTATCACCTCTATGTTCATAGGGTATATTATCTGTCAATTCATAATCTGTTTCGCCTGGGCGTTTAATTTTCCATTGTAAATCTTTTCCCTTCGGATAATTTATATTCCACTCACATGTAGATTTTTTAAGATACTTCCTATCCTTTTTAGACATAGGAAGAATGTATCGAAACTGCTTTCCCCATACTCTACTGAATCCTAATTCACCCATTTTAGCATCATTGGGACGAGGCCCGTACTTTGTATCCATTCGATTCATTTCTTTCTTCATCTTACGTTGAATAGTACGGAAATGAACCTTCTCCCCTGTTTCAGAAACGTATACATCACTCCAAATAAAACCACCATATAGAAAGTTTGCTGCTTGATAGACATAGCCAGGTTTACCTACTATTCCATCTGCCCAAGTGTATAGGTATTTTCGTTCTGGTGTGTTCTCTTTCATCCACTTCATAGTCGCACTAATCATTTGAGATTCAGAGTTGCGTGGCATCTCTTCATCCATACACATCTTACCGATCTCATAGTAATCACTAGTAGTCAATTCTGGAAACATCTTCTTGATTGTACCCATAGGATTAGTACCCCAACCTAATGTGAGTACACCTACCAGTTCATCGTCTTGATATGCACCTAACCATTTCTTAGTAAGTTTAGGCATTACAGGGGAATAATGTCTCTCTTGGACGAACAGTGTTGCCACTCTCCAATCCACAAGTTTCATTTCGATCATAATTCTAAGTCTTGAGCCTCCGTATAGAGTTCTCTCATTTTATTCTTGAGCCTAGATTTACTCAAGTCAACATCAAGTTCATCAATATACATTTCTAAAAGTGTCATAGTATCTTGCGTATTTTCAACAATGTCATCACTAACATTCTCAGCATCCAACTCCGAAAAGTCTTCCACAATCTTAACTTCATATGCATCCGCCTTTAAGAGTTTATCAACAAAAACATCAAACTTAAACATATCCTTTTTATTTACTATGATTAGTTTAACGTACTTTTCTTTGTACTTTTCAAAATCATGTTTGGTATAATCATTTGTTGTATCATCGTAATAAATCTTTTCAAACAAAGTATAAGGATTTACGATACGTTCTAGTTCTCTTGTCTCTGTATCGAACACATGGAAACCTTTGGGGTCTTGCCAGTCATTCCAGTAAATCTCATATGGTGTGCCGAGATAATAGATATGTCCATCATCAGATTTATGATGAAAGTGTCCACTCATTACAAT